AAGTCTGGAAACAAGTTCCACGTCCTTGATGTTGTAGTCGATGAACTTCTGCCAGTCACGAGTATAGAACTCCTTAAAGTTCTCAAACTCTGAGTGATCTAACTTCTGTTGACCTAGTTCCACAAATGCTATGTGGTCTAGGCGATATGATTCTTGATTAGTGTACGTGAACTTCTTATAAAGATCAAGATAATCGAGAACATTTATACCAAAAATATTATAAATGATCTGCTGACGACCTTTAATCTCCATCTCCTCACGATGAACAATACGCCATGGAGACAACTGCTTCATCTCACGCTCACCAAACAACCGTTCCATACGTCCACAGATATATGGCACGTCATACAGTTCTACATTCCACCCCGTGAGAACATCTGGGAAATTATTAATCCAATAGTCAAGAAAACTACGGAGCAAATGTTCCTCGCTGTCACATAGGATATATTGAACGTCCTTGCGATCCGTCCTGTAAGGTTTGGTACCCCATACTTTGATCTTACGGCTGATATAGTCTTGGACTGCAATGCTAAGAAGAGGTTCCGCGCATTCCTGCACGTTAGGAAACCCATTTTCACATGCCACCTCAATATCAAGAGATGCAACCTTAAGACTTTTAAGGTCATAATCGACCTCGCCAGGAAACTCTTTCGAGATGAATTGGTAGAGATACCTGTCATAACCATGAACCTCAAAATTTTCTACGAACTTATACTTGTCAACAAATTCTCTTGCCTTACGTATAGATTCCATCTGGACAGGTTTTGCATACCTACCATCCAATGTCCTATGTTTAGTCTTCTTATCAGTAACGACAAAAAGGGTCGGAGAGAACTTAAACTTCCGTTGAATACGTTCACCATTCTCGTACCCAAGGTAAAGCAAGTTGTCTCCGACCAATTGAACGTTGGTATAGAAACTCATTTAGTGACTAGTTCGTACTTTTTACTGATGGCATCATCAGGTTCTACTATTGTAGCAAGAGTTTCTGAATAAAGCAACACGTCTGTGTCAGTTGTATAACTGGGCCATGGCTCTAGTGTACCATCATCCTTGATTAGGTACGGATCCTGCAGGTGGCAATTCGGTTCCTCGTCCATCTGTTCCACCTTCGATATCAGGTGTATTCCCGACTTGAGTACCACTACCATCGTCTCCATCTTCATCCTCCAATAATTTTTCTGCGTCTTTAAATAATTGCTCCATGTCAAGGTCACTATCGACACCCGCAATCATGTCCTCATGTTGTTTGAAATTCCTTTCGTAATTTTCTTCTTTGATTGCCTGTAAATATTGGTCAGCAATACTATCCAGAGGATCATATGCTGTCAATACATGGTGACCAGGTAAGTAAAAATCTTTATCTTTACTTAGTGGTGCCCAAGGAAACCAAGATACCTGATAACCCTTCTCCCTATTGAATACAATACCACCTTCATCGGATACAATATCCAATCTGAAGGGTTTATGTAAAGCAAATCCAATTGGGTTTTTAGTCTCAGGATCTAAGATCTCCTTAGCCTCAGTAATTACTTCCTCACCAGACTTTAATAACAAAAGTTTTACGCTCATTCTACGTTGCCACCCATCTTGCGAACATTAGTAATATATGTATCACGTAGACTAGGTACTGGTTCTAGAATAGTAACAACCATGTTATGATTGATAGGAATTCTGTTCTCTGGAGTAAGTGGACACCATGGAGAATAGTTAACTCTAACTTCTGGATCTGTAATTAAACCAGTGCCATCCAATTTTGGTTGTTCATAATCAACCTTGTAAGGATAGTTAAGTATGTATGCTTGACGTACATTGGTTTCCTTATCAACTGCCTCTTGAACATCAGCAATAACCTGATCTCCATTAAACAATATAACAACCTTAACACGGTCGGTATTAATAATTGGACCAGTCTCTGCAGGTGGGGTTACGTTTATTGGTTCCTTCTTGGCCATGACTTAAAGCTTTATTGAATATTATAAAAGAGGGGCTAACAATTGTCAACCCCTCTATGTGTATCAGATATAATCCTTACGAGCGTGATGCTCAGGAACAACCTTACCGAGAGTTACGACCAGTAATCCGTCATCGAATCGTACATCTCGTATTTCGGTATCATCTGAGAGTGTCCAGACCCTAGTGAAAGACCTGTTGGCCAATCCTCTATGTCTAAACGTTCCAACATCCTCCTGTTCTTCTTTGCTGCCTTGTACATGTAGTTTTCCAAACTCCGTATAGACTTTGACTTCATCTTTCGAGAACCCCGCAAGGGCGATCTCCAGTCTACTTTCGACATTACTTACTTCAACAATATTATATGGTGGGTAATTTGATACCGCAGTATCATCCCAGAATCTGTTGAGGTAATCGTCCATTCCTATGCTGTTCCTAGTTATCCTTTCCATTAATTCTGGAAGGTTGGCAGCATGAAACCGTGCTAAGTTAGTCATGATAGTAGCTCCTTATTAAGCGAGTTTGTGTTTTGTAGACCCCGAAGGCATCCACTATTATTTACCACTTTTCCGCTACAATCTCAATAGTGTTATCTACACTTTTAGATTCGGTTACTACTTCAAAGCCCTGTGCTTGTACGGTATCTTCTACAATGCATTTAGCGTAGGCTTGAGTGACTTTCTGGAGAAATCTCTCAATAGGAAATGGTTCTTCCCATGTATCCAGCTCTGCAATCAACTGGAAAGTACCATCATTAATTTTTTTAAATCCAACATCATGCATGACAGCAACCTCAACGTGCTCATCAGCATGATCTACTCCATGGTCTCCCTCTATATGGAGCAACACATTTTCTTGAGCAGAATAGCCAAGGGAATTTAATGCTTTAATAAGAAAATCCTTGTCAGTAATCTTGGTTTTGATTCTGCTGAAGTGTGACATTTTTCTGTTGTTGGTAATACTCAGGCTTTAAATCTCTATTAGTGACTTTGCCGAGTTGTTCTTCTATGTGCTTAGTTATATCTATACATGTACCATCTGATACACCCTGTACCTCCTCAGTAACGTTGCCATCCTGATCAATACGAAAGATAATTCTCTGCACTAGTCTTCCTTCTTCTTACCAATATTATACTTACTCTCTAAAGTCCAGTCTCCCTTCTCTTTATAAGCAAGAACCTTTATCTGACTTAGAGGTGCTACGTCTGCAATAGTTTCTTTAGAAGTAACAGATACTAATCCCCAATCACCAAGTAATTGTACAATCCTATTCCTACGTTGTACATCATTGATACTCAAGTTAGCCTTCTTACCATCCAAAGCAAACAATTCCTTGAAGTGTACTATAAAATACCTTCCTTGTTTGTGTAGTATATGGCATGACTGATATAACTTCTTCTCTTTCCTAGATGCTACACCAATCCTTGTAAGAGTCTCTCTCACTTTAAGGAAATCATCAGGCTCCTTAAGACCTACCTCAACCATACTATCCGCAGTCCACTTAACCTCTTCAGAGATTGTCATCTTCTTCCTCCCATGTCATGTTTTTGTCTTAGAGATTCAATTTGAGATTTGGTAAGAAGAGTTAATGCGACCTTCGCTTTTTCGTTACTATATCCATAGTGTTTTTTGACCAGATCCAGGTCATTGACCTGTTCCTTCTTCAACCAAGGTGAGAAACGTTTACGTTTTCTCAATGTATTTAGCAAGAAGGAGTACTGCATATCTGCATCCAGATGTGCATTAAGGTTCATCTCATTAGAAAATAAAATGCTATCAATAGTGCCAGACAAACATCTATTAACGATATAAGGAGGGTAAGAAGATATCGCTGAACTGTCCTCAGCAATAAGATTTTGTTTGGTGTAATTGATAGAATTGAGCCAGTCCTTAAGTTCATATGTCATGTAAATGTCCTCACAGGACCAACTACACCAGTCTCAGACTGGTTTATTCTGTAAATTTGTACACTACCACTCTTCATGGTAACGTGTACTTCTCCACCATTAATAATTGCTTGCTGTGCACCAGGACAAAAGGTAGACATGCCACCCTTACGAGTATGATACAACTGACAGTACCCACTAGGGAGTACACGAACCCCTAAACTTCCCATAATTTGTTAGAACTAATTCACGACGTTTGTTTTGATCCTGCATGTAGTCACCTGTGGATCTCATAGTATAAGTATGAGCATAATCATACTGACACCACTCAAGATATCTCATAACAATCTCAGGATGATTATTATATGATATCATAACATTACACAACCAGTTGTCTACCTCATCAGCAAACTCATCATGATCAAAGTACTTGTGCATGTCACCTTTCTTGCCATATAAAGCATCTCCTATTTGATATGGAGGATCGAGATATACAAAAGTTAAGGTTTCATCTGATCTAAGTTCTTGATATGATTCGTTTGTAATAACCCATCGCTGGATGAGTTCTGAATAAGAGGATAACTTTTCGATGCCACGCATGGAGAAGTTACTATCACTGGCTTGTGCTGAGAACGATGATGATTCAGTAAGACCACTAAAGGAACACTTATTAATGATGTAAAAAGAGCAGGCTTTATCAAATTTTGATTTTTCTGGATCATGTAAGTTCTCCTTAGCTTGTTCAAATAATTGTTTTGCACTGTCAGGATCAGGATGATCCTTTTTAACAGTCACTAATGTCCTTTGCAAATCCTTACCACAGTCTCTCAACTGCATCCAGAAATTTACTAGTGGTTCATATAGATCATTCACCCAAATAGGAACCTCTTTAGGTAACCTTTTGGTCATCTCTATGGCCATAGATCCACCACCCAAAAAGGGTTCACGATACTCTGTAATCTCTCGACTAGGCAACCACTGCAATAGCTTGGGAACTGCCCTAGATTTGCCTCCTGGGTACCTTAGAGGTGTCTTTAAAGACTTCATCAATACAATCCTTCAGGAGTTAACATAGGATGTTGATCCCAACCTCTGTGTCTAGGACCAACATCTAACATTATAGGAGCTTCCAATATCTTTTCAATAGATCTAGACATCTTACGATAACCAGAACCAACATACATCTGTCCAGCAAATACTGATACTGTAGCAGCACCCCAGAAGATATAATACCACCTAGATTTAACTTGGTGCCTTTGCTTTTTACTTAACTTTTTCATTATTACGTGCTTTATAACGATCCATATTTTCTTGGTGTGTTACCCACTCCAAGTTATCTCTATGGTTATTCAATCTGTCACCATCCACATGATCAATCTCTGGAAGATTATTTGGATTATCAACTAAGGTCTTTGCTATCAGATGATGAATGTATTCTCTGGTTTGTTTATGGAATTTTCCATTAATTCTATGAGATACATTGATGGACTTGTACCTATGCTCTGGATATCTAGGATGACCCCTGAGAAATGTACTTAGTTTAATCCGACCATCCTTAGTCTCATACTTACCCTGTTCTATAAGGGTATAGTCTCTCTTACAAGTTGGTTCCCTGTATGCTTCACCATTTTCAGTGACATAATAACCAGGAAATTTAGTTTCAATCATTTGAATTCACACTCCACCA